GAGGTGAAAAAGGTCAACCCGGTGCTGGCGGTCAAAAAGGTGAAAAAGGTGGACAAGGTGCCGGGGGTCAAAAAGGTCAGCCCGGTTCTGGCGGTCAAAAAGGTGAAAAAGGTGGACAAGGTGCCGGCGGTCAAAAAGGTCAACCCGGTTCTGGCGGTCAAAAAGGTGAAAAAGGTGGACAAGGTGCCGGCGGTCAAAAAGGTCAACCCGGTGCTGGCGGTCAAAAAGGTGAAAAAGGTGGACAAGGTGCTGGCGGTCAAAAAGGTGAGCCTGGTCAAAAAGGCAGCCCAGGTGCTAAAGGTACAACTGGTGCTAAAGGACTGGTCGGAGAAGTTGGAGTTAAGGGAGATCAAGGTTCTCCCGGAGCAGATGCCCCTTATGTAGTTCTTGGATTTAACTCTTCTGTAGATACAAATGTTGAACGCTATAATGCAATTAAGAGTTTTTCAGGACTTAGCACTGTTTTACAAAATTCTGTATATTGGGATGCAGTAACAGGAATAGTATATCAGAATCGAGGAAGCGCTTCTTCTGCACCTAATTTAAGTGCAATAAATGCAGTAAATAGCAATGCAATATTTGATGAAGCTGCAACTGTAACTAGATACTCAAAAGATTCTAGCAAGTATATAAGTGCAACAGCGACTACTTACTACGAGGAAGTAGCAGATGTTTGGTTTCAATTAAATACACAAGCTAGTGTAAGTGGAATGGTTGAATGTAATGTGGATGTTCGAGCTGTTGCTAGTACTTCTAGTAATTCTCAGAATCTCTCTTGGGGAATAGCATATGATATATTTATACTGCTACAAGTTTCTTCTACAGTTCCAGAATCAGGAAGTACAGCAAATTCAGTATATGGAGCTAGTTCGGGATATTTTACAAATAGTAATACAACAAGTAAGACAGCAGATTTTTATGTCGCATCAAGCCTACAAGGAATCTATAATAGACCTGGCACTGGTTGGACAAACTTTACAAAAACACATGCTTTATTCTTTGGAGAGGGAATATCCGGTATTGGCGAAATCGGAGCCCAACATAGCGGAAAGTATGTATACTGTAGAGCTTTTATTAGACCAAGAGCTAGATACGGAAGTCCGGGAGCTTTATTTGTATCTGCTCCATATATTAAATTTCAGGGATTCAAAAAATGAGTAAAGCATATTCATACACAATATATAACAAAGCTTCTGGAAAAATACGAAAATCTGTGAGTGCTTCTGAAAATGATATAGTACATATGTACAATGCGGAGACAGAAAACGTAATTCCTGGGTTTTATGATCCAGATAACTACAAGGTGGAATCAGGAGAAGTCGTTGCTGTAGTTGAACCTGACGATTGGGACTATCTAAATAGAGATAAAAGAAATCATGAACTATTAATATGTGATTGGACTCAAATGCCAGACTCTGCTCTTTCTGATAGTAAAAAAGCTGAATGGGCAACCTATCGTCAAGCTTTAAGAAATTTACCAAACCATTCCAGTTGGCCTAATTTAGAAGAGGAAGACTGGCCTACACCACCAAATTAGGAAAATAAATGAAATTAGTCATAACTGGCGGCGATGGATATATTGGTTGCAGACTACAAGAAAAATTAAAAAATACAAACCATAAGATATTTGCTCCAACATGTAAAAAATGGGACATTACTACAGAGTCTCGTATGGATTTTTCTGTTGATTGTGTAATTCATTTAGCAGGATTAGTAAAAGTAAATGAGAGTGTTAAAAATCCTTTAGATTACTATAATGTAAATATTATTGGAACTGCAAATGTTGTAAAAAGTTATCCTAAAGCAAAAGTTATATTTGCTTCTACTGGAGCTGCTTTTAATCCTACCTCTCCTTATGCTCGCTCTAAACTTGCAGCAGAAGATGTAGTAAGAAGCTTATCGAATAATTATACTATTTTTAGATTCTTTAATATTGGAGGGGGTCAGCCAACAAATCCTGTAGGCTTACATGCTGCAACTTTAAAAGCTCTAGAGTCAAAAGAGTTTACAATAGCGGGCAGTGATTGGAATACAAAAGATGGAACTTGTGTAAGAGATTATGTACATATAGATGATGTGTGTGATGCTATTATAAAAGCAATTAATTTACCTGCTGCTAATTCTGCTTTTGAACCAATAGGTTCAGGTAAAGAATATACTATTTTAGAATACATTAATACATTTTTGAAAGTAAATGGTTCGTTATTTAATATTAAATATGGGCCACGAAGACCGGGAGATAATGAAGAAAGTAAACTTCCTTTTTTATCAACCTTTATGGAGCCGAAAAAAACATTAGAAGATATTGTGAGGTTAGATGAAAGTTTTCTACATAAATTTAGATAAGAATACAGATAAAAGAGAGCACATGGAATCTCTCTTTCCAGAAGCAGAAAGATTTTCTGGGATATATGGAGCCAATGAAACGCCACAAACAATAGGCTATAAAGCAGATAGAGCTTGGAGAGATCCTTATTGGAATAGACGTCTTACAAAAGGAGAAATTGGTTGTATACTATCTCATATTAAACTATGGAAAAAATGTATAGAACTAAATCAGCCAATCTTAATTCTAGAGGATGATGTAATCGCATTAGATAGTAATTGGAAAGAAAAAATACAAAAGTATTTTTATTCTTTTGACTTATTATATGTCGGACGTAAGTATATAGAAGGAGAGAAAATAGAAATAAATGATGAATTAGAAACTCCAGGATTTTCTTACTGGACATCTTCTTACTTAATAAGTCCTAAATTTGCAGAAACAGGTATCAATTATTTTGAGAATAATCCATTGATACCTGCAGATGAAGTACTGCCTTTATTAATAGGACATCACAGGCACTTTAATATGGAAACTACATTATCTTCTGCTGCTTTTAAAAATGATTTATTTGTTCAAAAGCCAGGAGCGTTCGAAGCTTCAGGTACAGAAATTGCAACAGATATTTGGAAAGATTACAATTTTCAGATACTTACTGTAGCTACAGATGAATCAAAAGCTAGTAAATTACTAGACTCTAATTTTAATATAAAGAATTTAGGAAAAAATGTAGTTTGGGAGGGAGGATCTATGGAAGGCCCTGGTGGGGGTCAAAAAATAAATTTAATACGACAAGAGTTAAAATATTATGATGATAATGATATTATAATGTTTTTAGATGGGTATGATACATTTATTCATTCTACAGAGGAATCTATTTTAGAGAGATACTTTTCTTTTAGAAAAGAAATTGTATTTGCAGCAGAAAAAAGTTGTTGGCCTGATATAAGTTTAGAAAATAAATTTCCAGAAACAGGAGGATATAAGTATCTTAATAGTGGAACATTTATTGGAACAGTAGGTTCGCTAAAAAAGTTTTTTTCTAATCCAATTGAAAATCATGAAGACGATCAACTTTATTGTCAAAAACAATACTTATCAAAAGAGTTTGATATAGCTTTAGACTATGAAAGCTATATTTTTCTTTGTATGTCAAGAATAGAAGAAAGTTGCTTATATAATGAAAACAATGATTATATAATAAATGCCGAAACAAACTGTACTAGTCTTATAGCACATGGAAATGGGGGTTCTTATACAAAAGATACTTTTGATAATCTTTACCGCTCTATAAATAAATATAAGTTTTATATTCCCACACCAGAATACAGAGACTTACATATACTTGATAGAGATATATTATTAATTTATAATTTTTTATCCGAAGATTATTGCAATGAATTAATAGAAGAAACAGAAAAATTTAATCAATGGGAACAGCTGCCTAACGATAAGTTTCCAGGAATGGAAATTAGACTAAATAAGTTAGAGTCAAAGTTTTATGAGATATTTGAAAAAGCATACAAAGAAAAAATAGTACCAACTATAGAAAAATACTGGCACCCTTTACTTATGTATGGAATACGAGATTTATTTGCAATTAAATACTCTCTTGGAACACAAACAAAATTAAACCTTCATCATGATATGTCTTTAGTGTCAGGATCTATGAAACTAAATAATGATTATACAGGAGGTGTTTTGCGGTTTCCTCGTCAAGGAGTTGATAATTCTCAAACTCCTACAGGGTCAATTATTATATGGCCCGGACAA